CTAAATACAACCAATTGCTTCGTATCGAAGACCAACTTGGTGAAGTTGCAGAATATCGTGGTTTGAAATCATTCTACAACTTGAAAAAATAAAACGTTGATTTAACAACGTTTCTGAGGACTCTAGGTTAAACCTAGGGTTCTTTTTTTCTATTCGAGGGGCAAAGAGGGGGCAAGATTATTCGTAATAATATTATCTAAAACATTAACTGCTTGGTCTTTCATATTCCTTGTAACGTGGGTATAGATGCTAGTGGTCACTTCCGAATCAGCATGACCAACTCTATCCATGATAGTTTTAAGGGGCACATTGTTTTCAGCCAGTATGCTTATTGTGGTATGTCTGAAGATATGAGGGGATAGGTGTTTGTCGATAGGTGTTTCCAGTCTGGCATTAGCCCGTTGAAGTGATGCACTTAAGATTGTACTATGGATAGGTTTTCCAGTATTGGTCGTGAAGATTTTATCACTATGATACCAGTCTGGGTTAGTTGATTCGCTTAACTCTTTCAACTCAAGTATCTGGTCAATGATTTCCATCTCACGATTGGTGAGGTAGGTAGTTCGATAGCTAGCGACGGTTTTCGTTCCCTCGTTTTCTGGGATATATCTGTTGAAAGAGGTGTGGATATCTAAAGAGCGTGTCTCTTTGTGGTAATCTGATACAGTCAAACCAGCTAATTCACCAATCCGACAGCCGTTTAAAAGCATAAACTCACACGCTAGGGCATATCTCAGTGTTATATCTTTTCGATAGAGCTCTTTCAACAACCGACTGTATTCGTCCGGTTCTAAGTATTTATTCTTGGCAGCTTGTTGTTTCTCAAGTTTATTGGTCTTCTTTGGTAATCGTGCCTTTCGTGATGGATTATCAGTTATAAGCTGTTGATCCATGGCATAATCGAAGAATGTATTTAGTACGGTTTTAGCGCGATATTTTTGGGAATCTGTCCAGTCTTCAGTGTCCAGTAGAGATTGAATGAATCTGACATTGATGTTTGATAAGATAGTACCTTGTTCGATAGTATCAGATATTCGCTTAACGGATGCTGCAAGGCTCTTGATTGAGCTTAACTTAATCTGCTTTTGGTGGAACTCCCACCACTCATTGAAGGCACTATGGAATGATACGTTAGTAGTGCTTGATGATTCTATTTTCTGGGCTATCTTATCATCAAGCAAGCGTTGAGCTTCTTTCTTTGCTCGATTAGACCCACTGTTAAGTGTTACAGACACTCGTTTCCATTTCTCAGTGTAAGTGTCCTTGTATCGCTCGAAATATTTATATTTTCCGTTTGGTAATTCTTCTACCCACATTGCTATGTCTCCTTAATTTTGGTAAAATGGGTACAGAAAAAAGACTCATTGTTTTTACCTGAGTTTTTGTTTCTGTGATGCTTGCTCTACACTCTAAGTTTGGCGACGGTGAGTGTAGAGCTTTTTTGTTTTATTTTTTAGTGACAAAGACTGCACCACAGTTCTTGCAGTGCCACTCTTTTTTACCCTTCTTGCCAGCAAAACCAGCTAGAGCACCAACACCGCCAGTCATAATAGTTCCAGCAGCGGCTTTACCAATTGAGAAACTTTTTCTTTGCTGTACCATAAATTCAACATCCGTACTTTTGCAATGAGGGCATTTTACAGCTCTTGCTTCTGCCATTGCCTTTTTATACTCATTTCTCGCTTGTCGAAATTCCTCTTTCGCTTTTGCTCGTTCTATTATTGATTGTTCTTTTTGCTCTTTAGTCATAGGGTGTTTTATCTCCCAAAAAAGTCGAGCGAACAGTAAAGCAATACCCACAAACGTTAATAACCAAAAAGGAGGAAAGATAAAACCTAAAATAAGCCCACCAAAAGTACAGCCAAAAGTTGTTTCGAATTTTAAGTAAGTAGGTACATTTCTAACATCATCCATTTTCATTTTCTCCTTTTTTTAAATAACAGTTTGCTGAATTTTCCTAAATTCATCTTGTATCATCGCTTCGCCCCAAGTCGTTGAGATATCATACTGTGCAGCGAAGCGAACCCAATTAAAATCGTAGATATCAGTAGATTTTAAATAATCAACTAGTAGCTCGTGGATCATATTCCTATTAGCTTGAGCTTCGTATTTTTCACGCAAACGCTCATAGTCTTTAGAGTTGTGCTCTAGGTGCCCTAATTCGTGCAGAATGACCTTTAAACGAGTGTCTGGGGGTAAATCCCCGTTGATGTAAACAACCCTGTTTATAGGGTCAAGAAAGCCGTTTCTAGGCCATTGACTAGAGCTGAACTCACAGATAGAGACATTGAACTGCTCAAGCAATTCACTTTCAGTCATAGCACCTCACTTTTCCTTGCTACTCATATAGCCGGCAATAATGCCACGAATGGCCCGCTTATCATCATCAGTTAGTGGCTTGCCGTCAAACATCATAGCGTTTGCTATGATGTTGTCGATGTCATTTGAAGCAGTATCTTTCGCACTAGGTGTAACATTCAAGAATTGTTCTGTTGTCAAACCTAGAGCGCTAGCGAAATCGTCCGCCTTATTCAGCGGAAACACCCGACTGCCAGAAAGATATCTTGATAAAGTCGATTTTGAAACCCCCGCTTTGTTAGCTAATTCAGACATCGACATAGAACTATTATCCAAATAGCTTTTTATCAGTGAAATAATTTCCTCGTTGTTTCTCATGCGCTTTTTCCTTTTATTTAATAGTAAATACATTATACAACAGTTCCCGAAAATAAACAAGACGTTCCCGAGAATAAACTTTTTTTATATTTTTTTTATTTTTGTGTTGACAAACGGGAACAGATTAGATATACTATAATTGTTCTAAGGAACAAGCAATAAAAACCAAATAAACGGAGGTAATCTATGAAAGTTGATTTACTTCGTGTGAGAGCTGAAAGAATAGCAAAAGGCTACACACAAGAGCAAATGGGCAATCTGATTGGTTTAAAGCGCGGTCAGTATAATAAGCGTGAGACAGGAAAAGTCTCGTTTAGTCCAGATGAACTTATCACACTAGCGGTAAAACTCGGGTACAGCAATAAAGATATCGGTATTTTTTTTAAGCCAACCGTTCCCGAAACGCAACAATAAATTAAAAGAAAGAGGTGACAACGCAACGTGCATTAGTAACTTAATTAAAACAACGTAAAGTAATTTAAATAAAATGAAAGAAACAAACATGAAACCAAAACGATATCCGTATAGTGGACAAAAAAAGCGCCTACCAAAAGTGGTAAACGCTAATAAAGCTTTAGAGATTGTAATGAATACTATTGATTCTTGTGCTCTTGCACATATGAATCATAAGCCTTTAGAATCTCGCAAGTTGTATTGAATGCGATAGCACTTGAAATAGCAACAACTTCACTATCAAACTCAATACCTTTGTCAACAAGTGATTTCAAAGCTTCGCTAACAGATTCGTTGATACCGCTTCGAATTTCTGGATACTTAGCTTCTAAGAAATCATCAAAATTTTCAATCATGGCTTGTCTCTCCTTTCATCAAAGATAAGCCAATTATATCAAAATTAGAAAGGATAACACATGAACGAAATATTAGAACGCATCGCAAAAAGCCTTGAGTCTATCGACGCAGAACTCAAGGCAAGAAACAAAGACCGTGAAATACTTATCAACCAAGCTGAACAGATTGAAAAAACCTGCTTGGAAATCAAAGAAGATCCATTCGGTCTTAATGTTTTAAAAGAAAAAGCATTAGCTGACAAAGCTAAGCAAAAGGAATAACGGATTTAATCTTAGCCGCAAAGTCAAGAACACTTTCAATCCTCTCTTTGAGAGTAGGTTCTTTAAATTTTAGTTCGAGCGCTGCAACGGCTTCGGTCGTAAGACAGATGGAATAAAGAGTATTATTGCCAACTAGACCGCTAAGATAACCATGACGTTTTAACTCAAAACAAGTATCAAGAATATCTTCTTCAGACCATTCGGGCATAATGTTTTCTTTGATAAAATCAATGCCTTGAAAATTTCTGGCTTCCTTTTTAGAATTTTCATCTTTGCGTCTTTCAAGATATCTTGCATACATTGAGATTAAAAGATATTTTGCGTCATTCGTTAAATTATCCATATAATCACCCCCTTTCTGAAATTATTATATCGGATTGCGCGTGGTGTGAAAACCAAATTTAGAAAGGAAAAGTAAATGCAAGAAATAACCTTATCTGACAATTTAGCGCAGATCGAATTAGAAATAAACCACCACAAGCAAATAGCTGGTCAATCGATTTGGGAAATTGGTAGACGGTTGAAACACGTCAAAGAAAATAACCTAACTCATGGAGAGTTTGGAAAGTGGGTAGAAGGATTAGGAATCGCAAAAACCGAAGCTAGTCGCTTCATAAAAATAGCGGACGAGATTCCAAATTTGGGAACGTACACAAATTTGGGAATGAAAGCCCTCTACCTCATCGCAACACTTCCAGAGGAAGAAAAGCAAGAACAAATTGAAAAAATCGAGCAAGGCGAATCACCAACGGTCAGAGAATTGCAAGAGGTCAAGCGTCGTCTCAAACTCAAAGACCAAGCATTAGAAGCGGTCAAGGGTGAGTTGGAACGTGTAAAACAAACAAAGACCACTGAAAAGGTAATCGAGAAGGAAGTCATTCCGGACGATTATAAAGCTACACAAGACCTTAACAAGCAACTACTAGACAAAAACAAAGACCTATCGGACGAGCTTGATTCGGTCAAAAGAAGTTTGCGACTTAAAGAAGCGTCTTACGAAATGCTTGAGCAAGAAACCTCGGAAGCACTAGCCTTGAAAGAGTCTATCGAACACTTACGAGCGGACAAAGAAAAGCTGGAAAACAGTGTTACTAATATCTTTACACTCAGTAACCTAGTGTCAGAATTTGAAGATTTCTTTGATAGCAAAATGGCACCGCTTAGATTTAAAACGCTTATTCAAGGGATTGGCAAGGATGCCCAGATTGAAAAACTCAGAGACATCTTGACGCTAACTGAAAACTGGTTAGACGAAATGAATAAGATTGTCCCAGAAAACGGGAGAACAATCATAGAAGGAGAAATCATCAATGAGTAAAAAGAAAGATAAGAGAAAAGAAACCCTACTTGCTGAAACGGTTGAAATGCAAAAAAAACAAGCCATGAACCTTGTGGCACAAAGCAATGTCAATCAGCAACTTTTGGAAGAAGTTATCGGAATCAAGGAAGAAATGGACAGAAATGTTAAAAAGACGAATCAAAAGCTCACTGACATTGAATTGCTGGTTGAAGAAGTCAATAAGAAAGTCCATATCGACGATGGTGAAGCTACTGAAATCAAGAGCATCGTTTTCAGCAAGGCTGGTGTGTTCGCAGATATGTACTTCAATGAGCAGGAATCACATCCTAGTGATAATCTGTTCGCTTCGAAGAAAGGTCAATTTATCAAATTGATGTACTCGCATTTGAAGAAAGCCTTTAACGTGACTAAATACACTAATATCAAGCATGTCGAAGCTAAGAAAGCAATCCAATTCTTGAGAGATTTGTCTTACGACGATTTCACAAAATTTGAAATCCGTGAGACACCAAAACAAAAAGAGATTATCGCTCTTGAAAACGGATTGAAATAAATCGGGTGACGCTTATGGAAATTACCTATAAACCAGTCGGAGTTAACGAGACTGCTGAGTGGGGAGACTACGACCACCTCATGCAGCGGTGGGAAGGTCTAGGGAAGTCAATGGCAAAAAACCTCATTAGAGAAATGAGGGACAACAAAGATTTTCGGGACTACGTATTCAACCCAACACATAAACTGGTTTTTATCAACTATGAGGGTTTTAAATCCTTCATCGAGTGGAAAACTAGAAACAGATTCAAATAACATCAACACCCCTAGCCGCAGCAGTGAGCTAGTGAGGCATATACCTGTTAAGAACAATACAAGCAATACCATTAGTTATAATAGGCCTCCTAAAAAAGTCCTCACTAGTTCTCTAGTGCGGTTAGGGGAAGAAATGGAAACCAACAGAAAGGAGCATAACCGAATGAAGTACATCTTTCACTAATACGGAAGAAAACTACACAAAAATGAATAACAAGTTCTTACAAGATACTAGCTTGAGCTTACAAGCGAAAGGCTTACTTGCTGAAATTCTGATAAATAAAAGCGATTGGCGGGTTTATCTGTCAGAACTTGAAAAGAGGTCAACCAACGGGAAGAGCTCACACCGTACAGCGTTTGAAGAATTGAAACGCAAACGGTATGTTGTGGTATTTCGTAAAAGCAAGGGCTATAAAAAAGGTTTTGAAATGGTTGTCTGTGCATCAGACATACCCATGACGGACAAGTTTATAGAATACCTTGACAAAAAGTTATCCACAGAGTTATCCACAGGTAGCCTTGAAAATTCATAGTTCGATAATTGGAATTTCCATTTAATCAAACGATGATAATTCGTAAGTTAGAAAATTCATATTACGAAAAAATCAAACGATGATAATTCATAGGTTAGAAAATCGGACACTAACAATAACTAATATATAAACAATAACTAATTAATAACAATATGGTGCTACGCACACTAACCGACAACAATCTAGAGCCTACCGGCACTAACTGAAAATAAATACTAATAGATAACAATACAGTAATCATGGTTAGAAGAGTAAGAGAGGTAAAAAATCATGAAAAAACTTATCAATTGGATTTGGAGCAAAAAGCAAAATGAAGAAGTGGAAACATTCGTAATCCACAACCGCCCAATGTGGGATGTTCAAATGCGTGAATACAACCGTACTCATGGGCTACCAGAAGACCAAGTAATCGGGTGATGCCGTGAAGCTATTAAAGAAATTGCTAACCAGAAAGAAACCTAAAGAGCCAGAATACTTCTTCGATGTGGTCGAAACCCCCGAGGAAAAGAGCGAAAGGCTCAAACAGAAATATATCAAATAGCAACATCTTTCAGCGTGCAGCCATGGCCCTGCCGTGGAGTGTAATTTATACCTTTCCCCAAAAAAATCTTTACTAAATTACTTTTTCCTAATATTCCCATTTACAGTCTAACAAAACATTGAAATATTCTGCGGTGGGGCTATGGGTGCACGCTGAAGGCACTAAAAAAGCACAGGTAAGGGCCTGTGCAAGAAAAACATCTATACAAGGAGTATACCATGAAAACATCTAAAATTACAACACTTTCAGCAATTGCGTTATCCGCAGCGTTTCTCGGTGGGGCAGTAGTTCACGCTGACGAAACACAAGCAACTAGCAATGTCTATACAGAAGTAGCTGGAAAAATCACAGTGACACCAATCCAACAAACTGAACAACTCACTGCGGCAGTTGATAATGCTAAGACTGCTGGGGTGACCGTTGAAACTGGTAATACAGTTAACAACCTTACTCAAGATCAAGCACAAGCAGCAATGAACGAAAAAACTAACGAAATCAATTCAGTAGTTAGCCAATACAACGCTGAAAAACAAGCTTATACAGACGCTCAAGCTAAGTACGAAGCTGACAAAGCTAAATACGTTGAAGACAAGGCTGCTTATGAAAAGAACATGGCGGAGGCGGAAGAAAACACCAAGAAAGAGGGCAATCTTTCAGAAGTGGCTGAGCAAGGTTTGGTATACAACAACGCCAGTGAGCCAAACGCTACTCATGAAGTGGTGAAAGGCAACGTTGTTGATGAAAAAGAAGTACAAGACGCCGCTAAGGCTGCGGAAGTGGGGGACAAAGATTATTTGGTTAACACTGTCCTCAATCCAGATAGCGAGTTTATCAACGGCGGCACTTATGTAGCTCTAAAAGCTGGTGAAACTACAACAGTTCGCTATGAAGGGCTTGAAAACAGCACTTACAATGGTCAAAAAATTGCTGCCGTAGAGTACGACTACACACCGGACGTTGATACTTACGCAATTCTGTACAATGATCCAACAATTACAATCGGTCTTATGAACTTCAGTAAAGCTATTGACGTAGCTACTAACGTCCGTTTCTACGACGCTAACAAGCAGCTAATCACACTTACAAAAGACGCTTTGTTTGGGTTCAATTCTCTTAACCGCGGCAAAGGCGAACTCTACGATGACAAGATTGAGTATGTTTCAAACGAAGCAGGCTTTATCACAATCAATGGGTCAACAATCGTAAACCACGAAGGGAATAAAGCATACGCTGATAGCTCAAACGATGAAGGTGTTATCGGTGAGTGGGACAACTTTGACAGCCCTAACTTTTACAAAGGCGGTATCGTTGGGCTTACCAAAGATGGGAAAATGAGCTTCCACTTCGGAAATGACGGGCGTGTTTGGCAGTGGTTCGCTATCAACTCAACAATTCCGGTTTCAACACTCCCAATCAAACCAGTTGAACCAGTAGCACCAACTATCGAAGAACCAGCAGCCCCTACTGTTAAAGTCGACAAATACGAAAATGTTTCAGCTACACCAGTTGAAACACCAACAGACGAAACGCCAGAGTTTAACGGTGGTATCGTTCCGCTCGACCCTCCTACAGTGGAAATCCCAGAGGAACCAACTAAACCAACACCAGAAAAACCTAGCACGCCAGAAAAAGCCCCTAAAACGAGCGTAGAGCGTTCTAATGGCAAAGTGGCACAATATACCACAGTATCTTATAAACTCGATTCTGAGCCAAAAGAGGTGGCAAATACGACGGTTTACGGCGGTGCTCTTCCAAACACTGGAGAAAAAGAGGGTATCGCTAGCAATCTTGGATTGGTAGTAATTGCAGCAGGTATCGCAGGCTTGACATTGAGTTTCAAGAAATACAACGAAGGTGAGGAATAACAACCATGAAAGAAAACAATAAAAACATCGTACTCTACAGCGCTGAAAAGGATAGATTTCTTACGAGCTATAAAGACAAAGGGAACATAGCGTTTACAGCGACTTTTGATCCCCGACTTTGGAAAGCGCTACAGCTACCAATCGAACCATACGAAAAACAAAAAGCTGGCATTGACAAGCTTGCTGAAGTGTTTGGCTGCGAAGTGCTTATCGTAGAAGCTGAATATAACATAACTAAACTTGACGGCTCGGACTTTGAACGCACGGAGCGCCAAGAAGTTACAAGAGACGAAATCGAAGCATTTTTGAAACATTTGATCAATTAAATAATTAGCAGCGGTGGGAGGGTAGGCATTAAACGACACGGAGCAAGAAATTTACAACGTCGAAAACCGTTGGAGGAACAAGTACATGGGTTTAGGTCGAGAGTTAGGCGAGATTATCAGCAGTCAGCAAGACAGAATCTTGTCACTAGCTCAAGAGAACGCCAAGCTTAAAAGGGAGCTTTGGTACCTAAAAAAGTCGAAGGGCAGAAAACGGCTCTAAAATCGCTTGTAACCGTCCTAAATAATCTAGTGGCACAATTACACTAGACAAACGGTAAAACGGCAAATAACCCCCAAAATTTGAGAATTAGGGGCATATAAAAGGATATGACATGGAAGAAATGACATTCACAGAGTTGCAGCAAAAAATGCAACTTGAAAAAAAGCAAGAACGAAATGCCAAGTACGCTTCAAGGAGCGCTGAGGATATCTACAACACATTCAAGAGTTTGAAATCGAATTGGAGTGTCGTTGTTGACTATGACTTGGTTGTGGTCATGGACAAAACCTATATCAAAGCCACTGCTACGGCTTTCAGTAAAGAAAAAAACGTGGAATCGGTAGCGTTTGCCGAATTGTCTCCCGTCCCGATTTTAAAAACTCGTAACGGTGACTTAAAACAAATGACCGAGCCGCAGTGGACAGGAGCGGTGCAGTCATACGCTGGGAAGTATGCCTTACAGTCATTGTTTGCAATTGGTGATCAAGACGTTGACCAATTTGAAGTGTCAGAGGATAGCTTACAACAAAACCAACCTCACAACCCTCAACCACATCAAAATCAGCAACCGCAAGCACAACCCCAGCAACAACCACAAAACAATCAACAACCTAACTTCATTAGCAATGAACAACATGACCTTATTATGCAGCAACTCAATGAGTTGGCTTTGTTAAGCGGCAGAGACTTTGATACTGTCGGGAACTACTATTTACAGAAATATAAACTCAACAACTTCCATGAGTTACTAGTGCCCGGGCTTGAAATTGTGGTCAACGACATTCAAGGGGAAATCAACAAAAGAAGAGGAAACTAGACATAAAGGACGTAACGAACAACGCAACAAACAATTTCTTGGAAACAATCGAGCCGATTTATACACCGGGAACAATTAAATTCGATTTTGACAAATTCGATGCAGCTATCCAAGCGGCAGTTAGCGAGCTATCAGACGAGCAACTGGACCAACTTGAATATGACGATATTAAGAAGGAGTTTACACGCTTTAATAGTCTTTTGACAAAGCTGGATAACAAGCGAAAAGACATCTCAAAAGTGTATAAGAACCCACTTAATGAGTTTGAAGCTAATTTCAAAGAGTCTAAAGGGCCACTTCAAGAACTTATCAACAAGCTACGTGCAAAACGAGACGAGATTGACGAACACCAAAGATTGCTTCGAGTTGACCACGTTAGATCAGTCTTTGAGGAAAAGTGTAAACTTGCCGGATTGGGTAAAGACACATTCAAGGATAAGTACGACGGCTATTCTTTGAAGAAGGATTTCAAAGACAAGAAGATGGAACTCAAAAAAGAGACTATCGAAGAAATCGACGCTATGGTTTTGGCTGAGTATGACCGACTTGAAGAATACAAGGCTAACGTTGCCATGATTGAGGAACAAGCCCTTGACTATGAGTTGCCGGCTGAACCATACACTAGAGCATTGCAGAACGATACACCTCTAGTTGAAATCTTGAAACAAATGAAGAAGGACCGTGATGCAGCTATTGAGCGTAAGCAGAAAGCGGAAGCTAAGGAGAAAGCAGAAGCAGCGCGCTTGGCAGAAATTGAAGCAATGGCTCAACAGTCAGCAAACGAGGTAATCAAGGCGGTAAATGCTGAAACTGGTGAAGTTATCGAAGACACCAAACCAATCGAGGAAGTGCCTAGCAAGCCCGCTGAACCATACAAGGTCAATCTTGCTCTCACTTTCCATGGCGGTGAACAACAATGGTATCAATTCGCTAAGTTGCTTGATGATAACTTTGTAAATTATGAAATTCTGAAATGAGGTAAGCAATGAGCATAGTTGTGAGGGATATATACAATTATCGACAAATTTGGTGGTTAGATAAGTTCTTGATTGGCCACAAAGGATACATAGCAGGGGGATGTTTCAAGAACATCTTCAACAATGAGCGGGTCAATGACATTGACATGTTCTTTGAATGTGAAGCAGATTTCAAGGCCGCTCAAAAATATTTCAAAAAACAGCTCGAAGAAAAACCTAGCGAAATAAGGTTTTCTTACGAGAATAAAAATGTTTGGGCGGTTTATTTCATCAAAGAGAAAGTCAGAGTAGAGCTGATTAGAAAGACATTCGGGAAACCGAAAGACATGATTTCAGATTTTGATTTTACGATAACAAAATTCGCTTATTACAAAAACTATGACAACGTTGATGAAGATAATTATTTGGCAGTTTATGAAGTGGCATTTCAAGAAGATTTTTTCGAACATTTGCACACAAAGCGCCTAGTCATTGATGACGATTTACCATATCCAGTGAGCACATTTAACCGAATGATGAAATATGCTAAATACGGATACCAGCCATGTCGAGAAACTAAAATCATAATGATAACAGAATTAGCCAAATTGTCTATTGATGACAAAGATTTCGAAGAACAACTTGGCAAGAGTTTCTACGAAGGAATGGACTAAAAAAGGAGATAAGGAACATGATTAATTCAGTCGTCCTAGTTGGTCGCCTAACCCGTGACCCAGAACTAAAATACACGACCAGTAACATCGCAGTAGCTACATTCAGTCTAGCTGTTAACCGCAATTTCAAAGACGCTAACGGTGAGCGTGAAGCAGACTTTATCAATTGCGTTATCTGGCGCCAGCAAGCTGAGAATTTGGCTAACTGGGCTAAAAAAGGTGCTTTGATTGGAATTACTGGACGCATCCAAACCCGTAGCTATGAGAATCAGCAAGGTCAACGAGTGTATGTCACTGAGATAGTCGCTGAGAACTTCCAAATGTTAGAAAGCCGTGCGGCGCGTGAAGGTAGTAACGCTACTCAAGGCAATACATCGGGAGCGTTTGGCAATGACAATGGTGGTTATGCTGGACCTTATGGCCAACAAGCACCGCAACAACAAGGGCCGAACTTTGCAAGGGATAACGGTCCATACGGGAACGCAAACCCTATGGATATCAGTAGTGACGATTTACCCTTCTAATTTGGTGAAAACATGAAAATGATTTTAAATATCGAGCCTAAACCTCAAACAAGGCCACGATTCAGCAAGTTTGGAACTTATGAAGACCCTAAAATGAAGGCGTGGCGGCGTCAATGCTCGCAACTTATTGAACGAGAATATGATGGGCAATTCTTTGACGGTCCTATCTCGGTTGATGTCGTCTTTTACATGAAAGCCCCGCTGAATGTATCAAAAAAGCCCACGCCAAAAGCTAGAGCTAAAACGTGGGATAAATTCAAGAAATTCATGGCTGAAATGCTTTGGCATGCAAAAACTCCAGACGTTGATAATCTGGTCAAATCGCTCTTTGACAGTATTTCAAAAGCTGGTTACAACAAAGTTGATAAGAAGGGTATCGTCTGGACGGATGACAGTATTGTTTGCGATTTAAGAGCTCGCAAGAAGTACAGTCCTAATCCACGCATTGAATTTGAAATCAAGGAGCTTGAATGAATAGCAAATATAAAGACAAGCTGGTTGGTGTATATGCGCCGGGCAACTATGGGCATACAAGTGTATTAGATCAGACACAAGAATTTTCGAGATGGTTTTGGTCTAATCGTGAGGATATGGAAATTATTAGCATTAAGCTAGGTATCGACGTTAAAAAGCTCAATCGCATTCTGACACTGGAGCAACTACCAGACGAGGATTTGTTAAGGAAGATGGTCGAGCTATGCAATGGTTAAGGCGATTTATAGCAAAGAATCCGGCAAAGGTTTTCAGAGACGGGCCGGAACCGATAACTATGGGAGTTAAAAAAACTATGACAGAAATTAGATTACAGAATCCATACATGGATGAAACTATCAAAGAAAATGAGGGTATTTACAATGGATAGAAATGAAGCAGTACAGAAGTTAGCAACAGCAGGACGCCTTTCAATAGCCCGCGCCGAGGACTTATATGATTCGTTCTTTCCTAAACCAGTAGTGCCACAATATGTAGCGGATTGGTATGAGGGACATAAAGATGAATTTGAGATAAATCTGTATCGAGAGGTCTGCCGAGCTGAAGAAAATTACAATTGTGGCGGTCTGACTGACTTCCAAAAATGGCTGATTAGTGGCAAGACAAACCCGTTTAGTGTCCTCGTCAATATGAACCAGTTTGGCTACGAGGTCGATAAAGAGCCTAGGTACACGGTTAAACTCAAGAAAAAAACTGGGGACGGAGATTATTTAGTAAGAACAGGCACTAACGGATTGCGTTTTTACAATAACATATACACGCAAAGTAGAGCCCACACACGCAGAGAACTTGAAAAAGCTGGTTTTGAATGGGTGTTTGACTGCCCGGGCGTTGAAGTGATGGAGGTAACGGATGGAAACGATTAAATTTATATTGGCAGTCGTAGCTGTGCTTTATGCTTTGCGCACGCTGTCTGGAGGTAACGGATGAATAATCTTGAACTGTTACGGAGATCGAGGGGAATGACAAGAGTGGAGTTAGCCCAAAAAATTAAGGTTACAAAATTGACCATTCTTAATTGGGAACATGGCACCCATGAAATCAAAAGAAGTGACGCTAAGAAGTTAGCTGACTACTTCAACGTGTCAATCCCTTACTTACTTGGTTACGATACTGATAAAACATTCTCAGATTTAATCACTAAAATCAACCAATGGGCAGACGAACGCAACTTGAAGCAGGCTGATCCAAAGATACAGTGGATGCGGGTAACTGAGGAAGTCGGAGAAATTCGAGATGTCCTCTTGAAACCAACGAAATTCACTGAACCACAAGCAGCACTTAAGGATGCAATCGGTGATACGTTGGTAACAATTATCGTGCTAGCACACCAGCTAGACTTAGATGTTACTGAGTGTTTAGGTATTGCTTATGATGAAATCAAGAATAGAAAGGGAAAGATGATTAATGGGACTTTCGTCAAAGAAGAAGACCTCTAAGAAGTGGTACACGGATAGTTTGACTATTTCAAGCGCTATCTTAGTCGTCAGTCTGGTCGTTAACATGCTGTCAGTCTACTATGTTCTGACAGTGCCACGCAGGGTAGAGACAGTAACTATCCATAAAGTGGATAACGTGGGCGCAGAGATGCAAGGCAAGGTGACCGGGAAAGAGAAAATTAATGATCTCTACACTATTGATTGTGGAGCTTACGGCAAGTTCCTTGTCAGCAAGGAACAATACGACCAAGTAAACATTGGGGATGATATCCCTAACTATTTGAAGGAGAGAGGACAATGATTCCAAGATTTCAAGTGTGGAACAAAGCCACAAAAGAGGTGCACGAAGCTGACGATATTATCACTATCGATTTCGAAGAGAAACAAATTTGCGTGAAAACACTCTTCTTTGGGAAGGTAAGTTACTACGATCTTGATGACGTCGTTTTAATGCAATCAACCGGATTCAGAGACAAGAATGGCAAGGAAATCTTTGAGGGGGATATAGTTGATTCGGAGGATGGAATTCTATCCGGCATAGTTGAGTTTAGACCAGATTTAGGAATGTTTGTTAGCACATTGATTAAATATAATAATTTCGAACGTTTATGTAACGTCGCTGATTCAGTGTATATTATCGGTAATATTTATACGAATCCAGAGCTGGCAGAGGAGAGGTCATGACTAAACATAAATATGCAGGGCTGACACCAGAACTACATCAACGGTTAGTTAATGAGCGTGTAGCACTAAAACTAGCACATCTAAGAGATTATAAGCAGTTTTTCCAAGATGTGAAACAATGCAGTGAGTTACAAGCACGCATCATTTATCAAGCGTTTAATAGTGCAGTTGTTGAACGTGCGAGGATATCGCCAGCTACTGTAGACAGGCTAGAAGGTATCATTTCTGATGAATTATTCAACGACCTTCAAGATTATCTATCTACCAATTACACAAGAGGCAAAACCACGCGCCCGCTGTTGGAGAAAACCAACGCAGGACTGCCAGAGGACTTGTTTAAACGGTTTCAAGAAGAAGTGGAAGAACTACGCAAGGAACACCCTAACAATCTAAACAACTATATTAGAGACGTCAAGGACTGTGGCCAAAAAAATGCTAACAGAACCCAAAACGCCCTCAATCTGTGCTATGCGGAAAAAGCTGCACTAACGCCTTTGAAGGCAATCCAAATGGAAGGGCTACTGTCACGGGACCTATTCAGCAAGATTGCTAGTTATGTTTTTAATAACTACGATTGGCCCGATAGACTGGATGACGATGCTGACCGCATCATGCTTGAATATCGGACCAGGGGCAAAGTTGGACGTAATAAAATAACTGTAAGAAAAGCCTTATATAAAGCCTATGCGTTAGGCGTGTAGCTAGTGAGGGTTCGACTCCCTTGCTAGCTATCGTCTGTCAAATTACACTAAAAAATGGATATAGATTTTTAGTGGCTTGGACACTTTTCAACACCGAGCAAGCTGACAGACCTTGTCCAAACAAACCCAGCAAATTTAAGAAAAAAGGATGTGAAACACCCTCTTTCTTATTGATATCTTGCATTACAAAATAGCCAAAGGCCTTGCTGGTGTCTATGGCTAGAAGGAGGTGATAAAAGGCTCACAAACTCAATATTTTCATATCTCTTAATAACGAGCCGAGAAAATAAAAAAAGACCCAGACTAATGCCTAGGACTGTTCAAATGCTAATAATATTATTATACCATAAAGGAAAATGATTTTATGAGAACAGTGGAACGGCTGCAACAAATCAAGGCACTTGATAGATACATTGACAGTCAGATAGAACAGATTAAACGATTGGAATCGCAAGCGTTAAAAGTAACGGCTGGTGCAATGCAAACAGACATGGTCCAAGGTGGCAAACGTAAGGGCAAGGATGATATCTATGTGGAGCTTATGACGGCTAGGGAGGAAGTGGAACATTTCACTGCTGAAGCTATCAAACAAAAGCTAGAGTTTCGTAGACAGATAGCAAGCGTGGGGGATATAGACGCTAGGTCCCTATTGCAAATGGTATATATAGACCAGCTAGATATCTGGCAGATATGTGACCGTATGGGCTTTAGTAAATCTACCTACTACGTTAAGTTAAGACAAGCTGAGAAGTATTTGGACTAATCTACATCGGTCTATACCAATCTATAGTGCATCATACTATCAACGTGGTAATATAGTATTATCGAATCAGAAGGACACAGGAGTGTTCTTCTTTTGTTTTATCTGATTGAAAGGAGGTACACCCATGCCGATGGTCAGACGATGCAGGGCAGAGGGCTGCCATGCTCTAACAGAGAGACCGTTACATTACTGTAGTAAGCATAGCAGTATGGAAGCAGCATACATAGCAGAGCGAGAGAGATACTCACGCACAAGATACAACAAGCGAGTAAGGAACAGAGATGATGAGAGTAAGGAACGCTACGCATTCTATCGCTCAAAGACTTGGTCATCTATTCGTAAGATTGCGTTAGAACGTGACAACTATCTATGTCAGTATTGTCTTGCCTTGGGTGTGACCACACCAGACGCTCGTATAGGCGACCACGTAACACCCGTTGAAATAGCTCCAGAACTTAGGACGGAAGTTTCCAACGTGGTAGCAACGTGTAGAAGCTGCGATAATACGAAACGTACCTTGGAACAAGAAATCTATGGTACTGGTCAAAATAGAACGAAACAGAACACCGAACTACGACTTTCCGTGGCATCGTGGGCCGATTTAATAGCCCGCAAAAAAGAGGACGTCGTTAAACCCCTCTAATAAGCCCATGGCACGATTTTATAATAAGGGTGGTATAATAACCCTCGGAACGATTTAAAATTGACCCCCGCCCCCTTTTCGTGCCAAGGAGAGCCGCCACAAGGTGTTCTTTTATGTCGGACACCAATTTTTCAGATTTTTAAAGGATGTCAAAATGAACTAGAAGGAGGTGAGGCGAACTTGGTTAAAAATCCATTTTATAAACAAAATAAAGGGCGTTTACCGAGTGACCCACCAAACTATCTAGGACAGGTAGCTAGGGAGGTTTGGCGCAAAGTCGTTCCGTTTTTAGAAGGAACAGGCAAGGTCGAGCGCATAGATACATTCTTGGTGGAATCCTACTGCACTAACTACGAAATTTACAAGCTGGCTTATGAAGATATCAAGCTAAACGGCATCCAGCAGGAAATCAAAAAGCTTGTACAGGCGCAGGGAAGCGGTGAGATTTTAGGCGAGCAGTCGCTTGGCTTTAAAAAGAATCCAGCAGTTGCAACGATGAAGGATGCAACAACTACGCTGAATCAGATAGCCATGCAACTAGGTCTTACGCCAAAAGGCAGGGCAGAGTTGCTGACGATTGCTGATAGTAGCAAACCTGAAAAATCGACTGCTGAAATGATGCAGGACTTTTTAAACAGTTAAAAAGATGAGGAATTTATTTCCCCATCTCTTTTTATTAGAAGGGGGGTGATTTAAAAAGTGGAAACTAAACAAATAACGAATAAAACAATAACAAAGATATATCAAGACAGCGACTTTTCGGAAGTTAGAGAAAAATATCAAGACCCAGGGACTAAATACGCTTTTTCTGTTCTGGACGGCAAAACACAAGCTGGTTACATGATGCAACTTGCTTGCTTACGGCATTTACGGGATTTAAGACATCAAGGGAAGCCTGATTTTCCTTACAACTATGACTTGGCTGAAGCTGGTAAAGTGTTGAAGTTTGCTAAAATTTGTCCAAACGTAGACACGGGACAGCCTACAGCGCTTATGCCGTGGCAAGAGTTTTTGCTTAGCCAATCTTTTGGGTGGCGCAATGAAACGGGTGGCAAGCGCTTCTCACAGGTCATTGTTTCTGTCGGTCGTAGTCAAGGGAAAACATACATACAAGCTATTTCTATGTGTTTCTCTTATCTCTTTGAAAGCCTCGGACTATCTAACCAAGATTATCTGGTAAGTTCAATCAACTTCAAACAAACGATGAAATTAATGGGCTATATCAAGAATATGCTCAAACAGATAATCACTAAAGAACCTTTTAAGTCTCTAGCTGAAGAGTTGGATTTGTCTATCCAGTCAGAACAAGTCATTATGAGAGCGAATAATAACGTTTTAAGGGCAATTTCGAGCGAAAGCGGTAACTATGATGGATTCCACTTTACTTGACCAACGCGATTATGGACGAGTCTGGTGACTTAAAAGACCGCACAAGCATTTCTAAAATCGTTTCGGGACAGGTTAAAATTCCAAACCGCCAATTCATTCAAATCTCCACGGCTTACCCAAACCCAACTTCACCATTAAGGCATGATGAACGGACAATGCAAAGCATCATGGAACGTGACGACAGGGCGGGTGATACTCAATTGTGCCTTGTCTGGTCGCAAGATAGTGTTGATGAGATTTATATGCCAGAGACGTGGAGCAAGTCAAACCCGTTACTAGACCTTGAGAGCGAACACGATACGCTGTTGAAAGGGCTTATGGATAAGCGAGATGCAGACTTGCTTTCTGGTAATATAAACGATTTTCTAATCAAAAATATGAACTTGTGGGGCGAACAGGATGAAAATAGCTTCTTGAACTTGGAAGACATCGAGCGCTCGGTTATATCGGATTTTGACATCAAAGGAAAGCGTGTGTATGTCGGTCTGGATGCGTCAATGTTTAGTGATAATACGGCTATTGGCTTTGTTTATCCGTATGTTGATGAAGACGGTGGTCAGAAATGGCATGTCGAACAACATAGTTTTATCCCTTGGCAACAAGCAGGGTCGTTAGAAGCTAAAATGAAGCAAGACGGTGTTAACTATCGAGATTTAGAAAGCAAGGGTTTTTGTACGATTACAAGCCACCCACAAGGGTTAATCAATCCAGAGGAAGTGTACCGATGGTTCTGCGAGTATGTGGAAGATAATCAGCTTGATGTTTTGTTTTTTGGATATGACGCTATGATGATTGATAAAATAATAAAAAGTCTTGAAATGAATACAGGCTTTAATTTGACACCAATTCGACAGCGTACCAGTGAGCTAAAAGACCCGACAAAATTCCTTCAAACGCTATTTATCGAAGGCAATATCACTCGCCTTGATGACGAAATCATGCGTAAAGCCTTGATAAATGCGGTGATTAAAGAGGATAACATCGGCATTCAGGTAGACAAAATGAAATCGACCTATAAAATCGACGTGGTGGACGCTCTTATCGATGCGTTCTGGCAAAGCATGTACCACTTCGAAGATTATGGAATAGCGAACGATAAGAGTTGGTTAGTTGAACGAATGACACAACAACAAGTTTTAGATTGGCTGAATTCGCCCGAAAGCGGGGCTTTGGAAGAAGAGTTCTATGAATAAAAAAAGAATGACTTACGCCATTCCGAGATATTCTTTTAGTAGTTTTTCGATAAGCTCCGCCACACTGGTGTTTTCTTCGATGGCTTGAATTTTTGCTTGTTTGATGACATCTTCATCAATAGTTGTTGTAAATTTTTTCTTCATTGGCTACCTCCTAAATATATTATGGTTAAAATTGTTAGTAACGAAGAATTCATAAAACAAGCAAAAGCGAAAATGAACGCAAATTTGGCATTATTGGGTGATTATGTAAACGCTAAGACTAAAATCCCAGTTAGGTGTAAAAAATGTGGCAACGTTTGGGGTATGCTCCCGTCAAATATAAAAAAAGGACAAGGGTGTAAGAAATGTTTGTTGCAGAACAATAAGAAAACAAATGAACAGTTCGAAGAAGAATTGTTTCAATTATGGGGTTCGAGATATACTCCATTGGAAAAGTACAAAGGAAGTTCAGTTAAAATACTTTGTTTGTGTAATCGTTGTAACAGGGAATGGAAAGTTCGTCCAGATGCAATTTTGGCGAAAGACAGACCTAGAGGATGCCCTTTTTGCAAAGCTGATTCCACTAGAAAACGATGTGTTAAGGGGCTTGATGTTTTTGAATTTGAAATTGGGGAAGATTTTAGTGTTTTGAGTGACTATATTAACGCACGGACTAAAATAAAAATATTACATAAAGATTGTGGCAGAAGTTTTTGGTGTACCCCAGACAACTTCTTAAAGACAAAATGTTGTACAGCTTGTAAACAAACTCTCGGAGAAAGAATGGTAAAAGATTTCTTATTGAGACACCATTTTATTTTCGAGGAACAAAAACGCTTTGAAGGTTGTAGGGATAAAAGAACGTTACCATTTGATTTTTATCTTCCTAAACAAAATATTGTTATAGAGTACGACGGTATACAACATTTTGAAAAAGTAGATTTTTTTGAAGGTCCGTACGGATTCGAATACACGCAAAGGCACGATAATATAAAAAACAATTATTGCAAAGAAAAAAATATCTTGTTAATTAGGGTCAGTTATAAAGAAAATGTAGATAAAAAACTAGAGAGATTACTATTGTAAACTCTCTTTTTTTATTCTTTTTGGAGGAGTATTAAGACATGATTTTGAAGTTTTTTAAGGTAATTTGGGCTATTTTTGACATTTTGATGTTTATTTTAGCTGCAATTTCGCTTAATTTAACCACTTATAACCTCGGTTACGTGTGGTTTGGTATTAGCATGACAATCACATTCGTACTAGCAGGTTTAATTAGTGAGCTAGCCGCAAAAAAAGGCTAGAAAGGAGGTGATAATAATTGCCGATATTTAATTTAGCAACCGAAAGCCCACCGAGCAATCAAGGGGGCTTTTTTGATATCACTGATCCAGAGTTTTTAGCTACCTTGAATGGTAGTGAGTGGGTATCAGCCGAAACTGCTCTTAAAAACTCGGACCTATTCTCTATTATCAGTCAGTTGTCTAACGACCTTGCGACCGCTAAACTAACGACTAGCCGAAAACAAATGCAAGGTATCGTAGATAACCCATCGAACAACGCTAATCGCTTTAACTTCTACCAGTCAATCTTTGCTCAAATGCTATTGGGTGGTGAAGCCTTTGCGTATCGTTGGCGAAACGATAACGGGCGTGATATGAAGTGGGAGTATCTAAGACCATCTCAAGTCACTTTCAATCGATTGGATAATCAGAATGGTCTTTATTACAACATCACTTTCGATGACCCACGCATTCCACCGAAACAACATGTTCCACAAAGCGATATCTTACATTTTAGACTGCTTTCTGTAGATGGTGGGCTAACAAGCGTAAGTCCGTTGATGGCTCTTGGTAGAGAACTAGATATTCAAAAAGCTAGTGATAAGCTAACGCTTAATTCCCTCAAAAACGCCCTAAACGCCAATGGTATCTTGAAAATCAAGGGCGGTGGTTTGCTCGATTTCAAAACCAAGGTCTCACGCTCTCGACAAGCAATGAAGCAAATGCAAGGCGGTCCGTTGGTACTGGATGATTTGGAGGATTTTACACCTCTTGAAATCAAATCCAACGTGGCCCAACTACTTAAGCAAGCGGACTGGACGACCGGACAATTTGCGAAAGTTTACGGTATCCCAGAGAACGTTGTCGGTGGACAAGGCGACCAACAATCTTCACTAGAAATGAGCTCTAATGTGTACTCTAAAGCAGTCGCACGCTACTTAAGGCCATTTCTTAGTGAGTTGTCTCAAAAACTTTCATGCGATGTGGATGCGGATATTTTCCCAGCGGTTGATCCGACTGGTGCTAACTATATCAGCCGTATCAATAGCATGGTCAAAAGCGGCACACTCGCACAAAATCAAGGCTTGTATATTTTGCAACAAGCCGAGATTTTGCCTAAAGAGTTGCCAGAGGGTAAGAACCCTAACCGAACCATATTGAAAGGAGGTGAGACAAATGGGCAAGATTGACATTAAAGGCGATATTGTAAGTGATGATGCTGGGGCTTTTTACGAATACTTTGGCATGTCTAGTACCTATCCAAAACTGGTACAAGATGCCATTGCTAACGATGGAGACGAAGAAATCACACTTAACATTGCGTCAAATGGTGGTGATGTGTTTGCAGCAAGCGAAATCTATACAATGCTTAAGGCTAGTGGCAAACGTATTGTGGTTAATGTGCAAGGGCTTGCGGCTAGTGCTGCGAGTGTCATTTCTATGGCTGGTGATACCGTTCGTATCAGTCCAACGGCGCATATCATGATACATAAGGCATCTACTGGTATCGTCGGTAATAGCGACGACCTAGAGCATCAATCAGCGGTCTTAAATAGCATTGATGAATCCATAGCTTTGGCTTATGAAATGAAAACTGGTCTTAAACAACCAGAACTTTTAGATCTTATGGCAAAAGAGACATGGCTTAATGCGAAAACTGCCGTTGATAAAGGCTTTGCGGATGAAATCATGTTCTTCGACAATGATGAAGAAGAAATCATGGTTACTAACGCCACACATCAACTACCAAGCAAATCAGCAATCACTAAATTTAAGAATATGATTGCTACACCAAAGACCAATTCATTGCGTGAGCAGAAATTGGCTATTTTACTTGAAAAATGAAAGGAAGATGATTGATGAAAACATCAAACGAATTGCATGACCTTTGGGTTGCTCAAGGCGACAAGGTCGAAAACTTGAATGAAAAACTTAACGTAGCTATGCTTGATGATTCAGTTACCGCTGAAGAATTGCAAGCAATCAAAAACGAACGAGACACTGCGAAAGTGAAGCGTGACTTGTTTAAGGAGCAATACACTGAAGCTCGTGCTAGTGAAGTCGTTAACATGACTGAAGAAGAAAAACAACCATTGACTAAGAACGAAGAAGAAGTTAAAGCAAACTTTGTTAAAGACTTTAAAAACCTTGTTCGTGGTCGTTACCAAAACTTGCTTGATTCTAAAACAGACGGAACTGGTGCAGACGCTGGTTTGACTATCCCACAAGATATCCGTACAGCTATCAACACATTGGTTCGTCAATACGATTCATTGCAAGAGTATGTAAACGTTGAAAACGTAACTACTCTTACTGGTTCTCGTGTTTACGAGAAATGGGCTGAAATCACTGGTCTTTCTAAACTCGATGATGAAGCTGGACAAATTGGTGCCAATGACGATCCAAAACTTTCTCTTATCCGCTACGCTATCAAACGCTATGCTGGTATCTCAACAGTAACGAACAGCTTGCTTGCTGATTCTGCTGAAAACATCCTTGCTTGGTTGTCTGGTTGGA